TCCTGACCGTTCCCGGATTAATAGTTTCAACTGGTTCTCCGTTTAACGTTTTATATTTAGTTTTCTTTTTAGATTTAACAAATAATGTAGGGAAAAATTCATCCCTATGCTCATATCTCTTTCCCCCATCAACACCCCTCACCAGGAATTGGTTCCCGATTAGTTGAACATTGGTGTAAAATTTCATTATTTAGTGAGATCTAAGTATTTTTCAAGTAGTGTGGGCATTGGTTCACAAAGAGTAAGTATCTTATCAGAACTAATCATAAATTCATCATCTTGTGTAATATTCAACATCCATGGCTTCAATACTGCCACCCCTTCTTGCATTGTTATCTTCTCTTCTGAAGTTGTAATAACAAACGGATTGATTAACTTACAATCAGGTTCTCCAGGAACTGCTGCGGGAACCTCCTCAATCTCACTGATCAGGATCTGTTTGCTCGTCAGTACTGCTATTTTGATCGTCTTTGCCATAATTTACAATGTCCTCTGTGTACATTTCTGTTAGTTTAGTTATTGGTTCTACCATAGTGATTACCCACTCAGCAGTAATTGGAATTGTTTTCTCTTTAGAAAGTGGCATCCAAGGGAAAAGAGAAACTTCAAATCCTGCTTTTTTATTATTACCATCCTCCTCAGTAAGATTCGGATTCCTCATCTTAACCACACAAGGTTGCTTAAGAAAATATCCAACTACCCTCTTATTTTCCTCCTCACCCATTGCCATCTCAGCAACATCAGCAATAATATCCTCTCCTGATTTGAGAAGCATTAATTTAATCGTCATACTCGTTATTTACCTTTGTATATTTTACCAAGAAAAAGGGGAACCGTCAAGCAGTCCCCCAAATAATTTATTTAAAACCAATTCTTACGTTGGTGATGCTCTGGAACTACCTTACCTAACTCCACGGTGAGGAGTCCGTCCTCAAAGCTGACGGATCTAACCTCTGTATCGTCGGAGAGCGTCCATTGTTTGGTAAAGGAACGTTGGGCCAGTCCTTTGTGGACAAATTCTCCATCATCTTTCGGTTCTTCTTTTTGGCCTTCCACAGATAACTTCCCAAACTCCGTATAGACTTCGACTTCATCTTTCTTAAACCCTGCAAGGGCGATTTCGAGTTTCGATAAGACATCGTTAATTTGTACTAAATTATATGGTGGATAGAATGATGGTTTAGAAGTAGTTGTATCATCCCAAAATCTATGGAGATAATCATCCAATCCTATACTGTTTCTATTAATCCTCTCAAAAAGTTCTGGAAGATTTGCAGCATGATACCGCGCTAGATTAGTCATCTTAGTAGCTCCTTATTAAAGCGAGTTTGTGTTTTGTAGACCCCGAAGGCGTCCATACTTATTTATAACACAAATTCTAAAAAAGAGCAGTGGGGTTTACCGCCACTTTTCAGAATACAAGAAATTCCCATCTCTCCGAAAAGAAGTAGGTCTTTTTTTGTGTATATGAGTGAGATAAAAGTTTGTATAATTCACAATCACTAAAAGGATTAATAATATAGTATTCAGCATTATTCTTCTTGGGTCTTTCCTTTCTTACCAATATTATACTTCTGCTCTAACACCCACTCTCCCTTATCCTTATATGCAAGAACTTTAATTTGATTAAGTGGTGCAATATCAGCAACGGCATCTGCCTTTACTATTGAAATAAGTCCCCAATCAGCCAAAAGGCGAGTAATGCGATTACGTCGCTGTACGTCATTAACTGTAAGATTAGCATGTTTCCCATCCAGAGCAAAGAGCTCCTTAAAATGCACAATAAAATACCTACCCTGCTTGTGCAAGATATGACATGATTGATAGAGTTTTTTCTCCTTCCTGGACGCAACTCCAATCCTTGTTAAAGTCTCACGGACTTTAAGGAAGTCATCAGGTTCATTAAGAAGTACCTCCACCATTTGATCTTGCGACCACTTTACTTCAGGTTCTACCGTAGTAGTCATTGTCTTCCTCCAGTTTCAAGTCTTTGTTTAATGTAATCCAGTTGTTGTTGTGATAAAATTTTCAGTGCCTGAGACGCTTTCTCATTACTATAACCATAGTATTGTTTAACACATTGGAGGTCCGTGACTTTATCCTTACGGAGCCAGGGAGAAAATCTCTTCTTTTTCCTAAGAGTATTTAGATAGAAACTATATTGCATATCTTTGTCTAGGAATGAATACTTATTCATCTCATTAACAAACATTATACAATCAAGATTACCTGATAAACAACGATTAATAATATAAGGGGCATAATCCTTTTTAAGCGACGGATCTTCCTCCATCAAATTCTTCTTCGTGAAGTTGATTGAATTAAGCCAGTCCTTCAGTTCCATAATTCATTAATAATAATTCTTTTCTTGTTTTTTGATCTCTCATATACTCACCTACGGAACGCATTGTATATGTAAGATCAAACTCAGCAGCATTCCATTGTAATGCCTTAAACCTATCCTTTACAAGTTGATCTGAATTATAACTTATCATCATATCCATAGCACTAGTGTCGCAATTACTAGCAAAGATATCATGATCAAATCCTTTATGCATAGACCCCTTACGTCCATAGAGGTTATCCTTAATATCATAAGGAGGATCAAGGTACATAAAAATAGTTTTATCATCAGTTCTTTCCTTCATCAAATACTCATAAGAATAATTGTTTATGTTCCAGTTTGCGATGATTTTAGAGTATCCAGGTAATTTTTCAATCCCCCGTACTGAAAAATTGCTATTGGAAGCTTGAGATGAAAAACTAGAGCTCTCAGTGAGACCGCTAAAACTGCACTTATTGACAATATAAAAAGCCACAGCGCGATCAAGGGATGAGTGATTAGCCTCATTAATAATAGACTTAGAGTTGTTGAATAACTCTCTTGCTGAATCTGGGTCATTGTGTGATAATTTGTACTTTAATAATTCATCCTTTAATTCTACACCAAACATCTGCAAAACTTGCCAAAAGTTTACAAGAGGTTCATAAAGATCATTCACCCAAACCTTTAGATGAGGATACTTCTTAGTGATATGTATTGCCACACTCCCCCCACCAAGAAATGGTTCCCGAAACTCTGTATAATTACGAAGATCTGGAAAGTAAGGATCCATCTTCTTAAGTGCCCTGGATTTTCCGCCAGGATACCTTAAACAAGTTTTATAAGACTTCAAAGATTTCATATATCAAGATATACTGGTGGTGGGCATTCTATATTTTCAATATCATAAAATTTATTTTTTTCTATCTCGACCAATACTTCATCAAAAATCCTATTAACAGAATCTGCCATCTTACGATAACCAGACCCAACATAAAGTTGTCCTGCTAATACTGAAACTGTTGCAGTTCCCCAAAAGATATAATAAAACTTTGATTTAACTTGATGCTTTTTCATAAAACTTCCTCCAAATGATTAGCAACAGCATGATATCCATATGCGATACCAACTTGGGCACCGATGAATAATACTATAGCACAACTCCATAATATTTTATTTTTCATTATTTAATTTCCTCCAAAGTAAATAAACTACAAAGTTCCAATCCAGCTTCTACTATAGCATCTTTACCACCTTCTTGTCTATCTACAATACTAATAATACGATTAACCTCATATCCAGCATCACGAAGAACATTAACTGCCTTGAGAGAAGATCCACCAGTAGTAACAACATCTTCCAATACTGTTATTTTAGATCCTTTGAGTGGTAAAGGGCCCTCTATTTGAGATGCTGTTCCATGCCCTTTTGATTCCTTACGAATTATCAACGCATCAACCATCCTACCATCCAATGCAGAAACTAATGCAACTCCACTGACTAATGGATCAGCACCAAGAGTCAGTCCTGCTACTACATTGGTATCAACTTCCTTTAACAACAATAAACTTGTAAGTGTGAGTCCTCTTCCACTTAAAATTACAGGTTTACAATTTACATAGTGCTCACTGGTCTCACCAGAAGAAAGTTTAAACTCACCTTTACGATAAGCTTTCTCTTTCAACATCGCTAAAAGTTCATCTCTCATTTTATTTTCTTATAATGACTCCAAATTTCATCAATTTCCCTTTTAAATATCTCTTGTTCATGTGCTTCATTCCATGGACTATGATACCCAACATATAATTCTTTCAATCTCTTCTTATCTTCTGGTAATAAAAACTCTTTAAACATTTACGTTCCACTAGGAAAGTTATTTATTTCTTCCAATTCAAAACTCCAATCTTCTATGACAGTATTAGCAAATAATCTATCACTTAGAGTATATAGTTCCTTAGTAGCATATTCTCTATCAGGTGCTTCAAAATAAAGATCAATCACCTTACCCAATCTCAATTTCTTAATATTCAAATCAGAAAGTCTTTTGCAGGCACCCTTAACAGCATTGCCAGGAGAGTCATCAACCTGAGATCTTAAACGAATAAAAACTAGTGCTTTAAATTTCATAATTATCTAAAGGGTAAATTGATTTAATATGTTGCTCTAATCTCCATATAAGATT